CTTGGCGATAAAATCGCGCTCAATCTTTGCCTGAGCTAGCCCCGCGCTTTTCGCCTTCAGGTATTCATCCGGCGCTAGCCACCCGCGCTCGCGGCCAACCTCGGCGGCCTGCAAGAACGCGTCAGCTTCTGACTCGCCCTCCTGCTTAAGACGGGCCATCTCCGCAATAAACGCATCCTGCCGCGTCTGCGCGATCTGCATAGGGTCGACAGTCGGCAAGCCCGCCATTGCGCCGACCTGCTGACCAACTTGCCCCATCGCTTGGCGAATGTTGCCGCCAGCCTCCTCGCCAAGCATCCCGGCAATGTTTGTCACCGTTGCAGCAGGGTTCGCGCTGTACGGGCTCACCTGTTGAGCCTGTTGCGGTTTGTTGAAAATGTCGAAAGCGCCCATTAGAAAAGCCCCGGCGATGCAGTGCTAAAACCGCCCATCATTGATCCAGCCCCGCTAAACGGCGACATATCGAACGACGTTGATACGCCGCCGGCGCTAGCACTCGGACTAAAAATGCTGCCGATGGTGTCGCTAGCCCACTGATTAAATCAGCTCGACTGCGCAAAATCGTTGATCCCGCCGGCAATCTGCCTGCCAGCCTGGCCGTAGAACGAGGCCATCGTGTTGCCTGCGTTCATCATGCCGGCAGCTGCGACTGGCGCTGCCGGGTTGCGGTTAACGGCTAGCGCGCCTAGCGCGCCGGTCATGCCCTGCTGAATGTTGAGATAGTTGGACAATGCGTTTTGTCTCAACTGGCTGGCGTAATCATAGGATGCAAGCTCCCGCGATAATCGCGCATTCGCTAGTGCCGTCTCAACCTCGCCCGTCTGGCGCATGCCGGCATAGGTGCCGAGCCTGCCAGATCGGAATAAAGCCGCTTCATTCTGCCTGCGTGCGTCGGCTTCATCGCGTGCGCTGAGTGCGGCAAGCTGCCCGTAACGCATCTGGGCGGCCTCGTCTAACCCCTGCGATGCCTCGCCTAGATAGGTGTTAGCCATCGCGGAAACTTGCGGCGACAAGCTAAAGCTGAGTCGCTTGTTTTCGCCCTGACCCGACACCCTAACGGATCCGTACCCCGTATTGACGTTATAGGGTCGGAATTGTTCGGCGGCAATTTCGGCCGCTTCCGTTTGCGCGTCTGCCTGTTTTTTTGCGGCCTTGTTGCCAAAAATCCCCGAAACTACGGACCCCATGTTAAACCTCCAATTCGACGACGTAGGCGGTCAGCCTGCCGCCGGTCAGCCGAGCGAACGCCTCGCCGTCATGGTGCGTTGCGAATATGATTTTGTCGCACTTCAATTCCGTGCACAGTGACCGCGCCACCTTGACCGCCTCACCTATTGCGTGCGGCGCATAGCACTGCCCGACAACAAGGTTATTTTTGCTCTCGTCCACCCACCAATTAAACCAACCGCCAGGAAACTCGATCAGCGGCCATTCCCAATGAAATTTGTCATCGCCGCTTGATGCGAGATAGTGCTGTATTTCCGCTGCGTTTGGCATCAGTCGAATATCTCTGAAAATTCGGCAAGGTTGATTGTGCCATCGGCAATGATGTTGTCCGCCCGAACGTTGGCCTTCTCCCTCGCATAGTCGGCAAGCATTGCTTGTATATTGCGTCCGGTCTGCTCGATGTTTCCCTTCACTGCCTGACTTGCAATCGCCTGTTTGCGCGGCTCAGGCAGGCTGGCCCATGCGATCCCGAAATCGTCGGCCGTCAGGCTGCCGCGCATTTTCTGAAACAACCTATCTGCAATAAATTTTCTGGCTTGTTCTGGTGTCATGTTTTGATGATATACATCAGCGCCACGTTACGTGGCCGCGTTTCGGTATCGGTTCCAATGTAGCTGCTATCAGATGTTTTGTAGGGGCCAGACGATGCATAAGTTCCCCCAGCCGCCCCGCTCAAACTGTTTCGCGCTGCGTTGGTCCCGCCGCTAATCTGAAATATCGCTTGAGCAGAGGCATTATGGTAATGCCCAATGATCGAATCGCCCTGATTATCGCCCATTGAGCGCGCGTCTGGATCGATGCCGCGCGTCCCGTCGTCGTAACCCCTGACAAACTCGCCGCGCAGGTCGGGAAGATTGAATGTTGTTGACCCGTCTCCGTTTCCGAACGTGTCGCTAATTACCGCATAAAGGGCTGCATAAGTGGCACGGCTAACGGCGCTGCCGTCACACTCTAGCCAGCCCGTAGGCGGCGTCACTGTCGTCCAGTTAAGAATCGCCCCCGTCGGCGCGGCTACCGCAATGATTCCGCTCGCGCTTTCGCCAGAGTCTTGCGGATTGCCGTTAGCGTCCAGCGATGCGAGGTTGCCCGTGGTATGCCCCGAAACCAGGTCAGACTTGGTCGCCACTGCCGTAACAACAGCGTCTAGTTCCTCGTCAATGTCAGCGCCTAAAATGATCTTCTCAGGGTTTCCGGTGGATAGCCCGTCCTTAACGCTGAAATCTTGCTGTCGTGTGTAGTTAGACATGCGCCAACCTTCCTAATTTTGCAAACAATCTGATTTCATGCACGCCAACAGCCACGCCGTTTACCGTAAATTCTAGCCCATAGCGAACGTTTAAGCCTGATCCGCTGCCGTTGACAGTTTTTGTCGTTGCCACCTCGGAATAACCGCCCCACTCGTCGTCGCTGCCCCACTCGGTAGACGACGCGCCCCACTCGGCACCGCTTGGCGCGTTTATCTGCGACGCAAACGCCAACGATTCCGCTTGCACTTTCCAATCAAACGCCCAGAAAAACTTAGGGGTATACGTCATGCCGTTGTAAATGGTGGCGCTTAGCTTCTTGATTATTTTTAGCTCGTTGCGGCCGAGGTCTAGCCACTGGCTTTTGATCGTCATTCGATACGTTGCGCCATCGTCGGTGTATCCGCTGTACATCGCGACAGCATCGCCAATTGCTAGAAATACCGTGCCGGTGGCTGTATCAACGGACGCGTTGTTAAACGCAAGCGTCCAAACTGACGCCCGCATAGCGCCGCCCGGGAGGCTTTCCCTAGCGTCAAACGCATAAGCGTTAGTTATTCCTGATATAACGTATAACCCGTCATAAGGGGAATAAATGGCCTGAGCGTGCGTTGCATCAATGGCCCCTATAACGTCAGAACGAACAAACGCCGACACGTCGCCGAGGTCTGGCAATTCTTTTTGCAGGCTCCTGCGCAGCGACCGCACGCCGGTTGCCGACATAAACAGCAGGTCATCGCCGGTATGCTTAACCGAGTGCTGATTGATGCACCCGACACCCGTTATTGAGTCCGCGAGGGTCGGCGTGCCGTTGACATCGCTAAACAGCAGGATCGACTCCTCGCCAAAAATCACCAGGTACTGGTCAAAGGCGGAAACGGCGGTGATTAGGTCTTTGCCGTAAACCCAACCGTCGACGGCCGTCGCGCCGCTGTTGCCGGTGGTATCGATAAACCAGTTATCCCAATCTATCCCGGTCGTTTTCGGGTCCGGTTGCAGTTCGGAACCGTGTACCACTTTCCGGTCACTGCTAACGACAAACAGCCGCCCAAACGCAGTACACCCGATGCCACCCGTAGGGTTTGCGGTTGTCCCTGTAGCCGCTGCAATGTTCGCCAGTGTTCCTGTTCCATCCCACGCCTTCGGTGATTGCCCGGCCTCCAAAATAACAAGCTGCTCATTCACGTTGATTAGCAACACGTCGGTGCTGTTCATCGTCCCGCGACTGGTGAACGTGTCGTAAGCGTTGCTGGTCGTGGTCATTTCGTACAGGGTTGCGGTTCCTGACGCATCCCCGACCGCCATTAGCTTTTCCGTGCCCTCGTCCTTTCGCCAGAAAAACACGCGATCAACGGTCGTCGGCCCACTATCGGCTAGCACCTCGTAACCCTTGCGGGCCTGGATTTTGCCCGACTCATCGAACACGGCATTATCTAACACGGACGCAAATTGCTGGCGCGTCGAGGCCGCCGACTGTTCGGTATTCAGACCGAGAAAGCCGGGGGCCTTGAGACTGGCTTGGACTAGAGGACTTGCCACGCGGTTGTCCCGCCTCGGTTCGTTGAGTTCAGCACCAGCGCACGCGACAGACTGCGGCGGTAGTTATCCATTGCCTCGGCATAGGCTTGGCCCTGATCCTCCCCGCGCTCCTTGATTGCCATCGCATAGGCGCGCAGCACCACAGGTTCCCAGGGCACGGAAAGCGTATCGGATGCGCTCGCTAGGTCCGCTTGTGGAATGATGCAGTTAGCGTAAAAATCCTCTGCTGCGTTTGGCGTCGGATAGAGCCTCAGTTTTAGCTGATCGCTACTGTCGACCCCTGAAATTGTCCAGCGCAACGGACTCGCCGAGTTCCGGTAAACCTGCCGCTTGGTAATGAGATTTTGCGCCTTGTCGCGCACTAGTTGGCGGCCGTTCGTTTGATGCACGACCGAAAAAACCTGCGCGCGCGAATTGGTGCCGGTCAACGTGTATTCAATTGTCCCGTCAACCGTCGTAACCGATAGCGTCTGCAACAGCTGCACCCAATCGGCGGCATCTTCAACTGCACGCTTTGCGTCGTTGACCAGGGCGGCAATCAGTCGCGTGTAAGTGTCAGTGGTAACACCTGTTACCGCAGGCTCCCGCATCCGAGCGAGGACTTCATTGATTAGCTGCAAAAACGTCATGCGTTACCCCGAAAAAGGCCCCCTCTTGCGAGGGGGCAAGCTCTGGGAGGGCAAATTATGCCGGGACCACCGCGACTACGCCGGCCTGGCCCTGCTCGGTCGTTGCGCCGGTACGAACCGCCTTGACACCCCAGACCGCATCAGCGGTAAGCAGAGATGCCAAATGTTCCAGCTTGTACTGACTCTGAACCCGGATGCCGATTTGTTCCACCAGCACAATGGCAGACTTGTGCAACAGAGCAACCGCGCGGGTATCAGCGTCGGAGGGATACGGCGAGTTGGTCGAAACGCGAATGTCGACGCCGTAAATCCGGCCCAACATGCCGTTGCGGATCGTGTTCCCGCCGCCGACTTCGCCTACGTATGCCTGTTCTGTGAAACGCGCCAGCCCCATCAGGTTGTTACGCTCAACGGGAGGAATCAGCAGCGTCCTTTCCGACATCGGGCAGTCGT